TGCAACAGACTCGATAATCATGGTTTACCCCATAAAGAACTGAGGCAACGCAGCCGCTGCAATCAGCGCATACAATCCATAGATAAGGTGTTCTAGGTGTTTGAACTTGGCAGAGCCTTCTGCAAGGCGTTCTTCGATACGCTGGTAACGCAAAGCACATTCTCGCTCATGAGCGTTGACTTCGTTCAATGCTTTTTCGCCTGCGTCACTCATACCGATATGTTTACTCTTTGGCTAGGCGCTAGTTGTTGCGCCTCGACCCTGTTACCTTCTTTCGTGTAGATTGTCGGTATGATTGTCTCTACCGCTTCGCGCACAGTCTCGCCTTCAGCGCCGGTTCTCAAACGCTCCTGTTTTTGCACAGCGACTTGTTTCCAACTGATCTGCGCTGTGTCATTAATGCTTATTTCCATCTTGTGATCCCTCGACAGGAAAACAATTTATATTGGCGGCTACTGTCCTTCGCTCGCCTTCCCCTTGAAACGGGTAGACCATATGCTGCATCCACGATGGAAACATATATAGCCTACCTACTTGTGGCCTGACTACGACGTTCTGCGTAGGTTTGAGCCGCTCTCTATCCCATGTGCTTGACTGTCCATAATTGAAACAGAGACAGCCATCGCTTTCACCAGAAGCATTATACAACCCGTATTCTTGCGATCCCGGCCTTGGCCCTTGGACAATCTGTGGCGGCACCTTCGTCCATGTTGTGCAGCTAATACCCATGATGGTTTTGGTGCCATGATCGTGAATCGGATTATAGTCACCCTCATAGCTATGCACCGACCATAGCTCATCCATTTCTACGTTACGATTGCCGTCCAGCAACTGACCAGATTGGGCCATGAACTGGTTAATATACGTCACGCCCATCTTGCACAAGAACCTAGAAAACGGTGCCAGCCTTGGATCTTCGTGATCCATCACTAGCTGCTCGCCTGTTTTGATCTGGCCTACCAGTGTATGCGCTGCGCTGACTTTATCGTCTTGCGTGACTAGCTCATCAAGATAGTCGTTACACGATTCAACAAACTCTGTCGGGATGTCCAACTCCATCAAAAATACTGACGGAAGCGGGTGCATCATGTATTCGATCTCAGCCATTTAAAGCTTCGACAGCAGCTTCCTCGCCTTCTTCTGGCTCTTCTTCAGGTTCAACCAACTGAGCATCAGCTTGCACTTTAATCTTCATCATCAAAGGCCAAGTCCCAGTCTTGCTGGGCATATCGCCCAGTATCGCTAGGATCACGTTGATGTCGTTTTCATCTAGGTTGATTTGCACAGTCTATTTTTCCTTATGGCTTATATGCTTTTGCTGCGGCAACAGCAGAATCTATGGCGCTGAAGTCTTCTGACCCCCAGTCACCGAGTGCCTTGCCGTACTCTAAGTATCCAGAGCTACGCAAAACTTTTTCTTGCTTCTCGGTATTGGTCAAGTCATTGCCATATTCGTTGTTTGCATCCAGCACACTGGTGATGACGTTAGCGCCATCTAGCATGGCTTTATACATCTTGGCTTTCTCTTCGTCCGTTCTTGCCTCTTCAGACATTTCGTCCTCCTTATGATTCTAACGCGGCGACACGCGCTTCTAGCTCTTGAATTGCTTTGACTAACGGCACAACAAACATTTCGTAAGATATGCCTTGCTTATCATCTTCACTTGTTTCATCAACAACCCAACCGGCGAAGTCAGTGATGCTGTGGTCATCCATAGCCTGCTTCACTTCTTGAGCGATGAAACCGTACATCTTGTTTGTGTAATCAGCAGACGTTTTGTTTGAGTCATGTTCTGAAAGGCTTGCATCTAACTCTGATGGGGCCTTCCATTTGTACGTGACTGTTCTCAAAGCCTTGATAAAATCTAAGCCACAATCAGTGTTGGTCGCTATATCTTTTTTCCAACGCTCGTCTGAAGAACGAGAAAAAGAGGCGTTGGCCGTAAAATTATTACTAACGACATTACTGGCTTTACCAAACTTGAAAAAATCTGATGCAGAGTTGAAGCCGTGACCAATACCGATAGCGTTTACTGAGTTCGCGCAATCTACTCCGTCACCCACTAACGTATTATTAACTCCTGTTGTAACTGTATCGCCACAATTAGTCCCGATGAAGACATTTGAATTGCCAGAAGTGACGTTTTCACCAGCGAGAGTACCTATTGCTACATTGCTATTAGCACCATTTTGGTCGCTTAAAGCTGCGTATCCGATTGCCACATTGAAACTGCCGCCTTGCTCAGCGTCGAGAGTGAGCCCACCAAGCATTGTATTAGCTGTTCCCGTGGTGATGTTTACGCCTGCTTGATAGCCGACAGCGACGTTGTAAGTGTTGGTAGCAGTCGTAAAGTTTTGTGTCCCTAAAGCGTTATAACCTATTGCGACAGTTCTACTGCCAAGGGTGTCGTCAGTTAAAGCTGATCTACCTATCGCGACGTTAAAATCTGCGTTTGTTAAAGCGTCACCTGCAAGAGCGCCAACGATGGTGTTGCTCGCACCCGTGCTGACTGAAGATCCTGAATTGAAGCCTACCGCTGTATTATAAGCATCGAAAGCAGTCGCAAAGTTTTGAACAAGTAGTGCATTTCGTCCAATAGCTGTTGATCTACTGCCCAGAGTATCAGCCCCTAGCGCATTCATGCCTACGGCAGTGTTAAAATCCGCGTCTGTTAAAGAGTCGCCTGCTCCAGCGCCGACAAAGACGTTTTGAAGACCCGTGGTGACGTTCAAGCCCGCGTTATACCCCACGGCTGTATTGTTGGAGTCAGTTGCCGTAGTAAAATTTTGTGATCCCAAAGCACGACGACCAATAGCTGTTGATTTACTGCCTAATGTGTCTGCAGTCAAAGCCAAATACCCTACGGCGGTATTTGAATCTGCGTCAGTGAGCGCATCGCCTGCAAGAGCGCCCAAAAGGGTATTGTGAACCCCCGTGGTGACTGAAATACCTGCTTGATCTCCAACTGCCACATTAAACGTTTCTGTAGCAGTCGTAGCATTCATAGCGTTCAATGCTTGTCTACCGACAGCTACATTTCTACTACCTTGTGTGTTTGAAGTCAGGGCTTCTGTGCCGACTGCCACATTATGAGAACCGGTAGTTATCGCATCACCAGCAAGGCCGCCGATGAGGGTGAGGCTTTGCCCAACGGTGACGCTGAGACCAGCTTTAAAGCCAACCGCCGTGTTAAAACTATCAGTAGCAGTGGTGAAGTTTTGAGAACCTAACGCCTGCGTACCTATCGCAGTGCTTTTGCTTCCTAACGTATCTGCTGATAGAGAGGCGTAACCTATGGCTGTGTTGAAGTCGGCATCAGTTAAGGCATCACCAGCAAAGCCACCGACGAAGGTGTTGTGGAATCCAGTGGTTAATGATAGGCCACTTTGGAACCCAACTGATACATTATAATTTGATGTAGCAGTGGCAAAGTTTTGTGTTGCTAATGCTGAGTGACCAATAGCTACTGCGCCACTACCTTTGGTGTCAGTGGTAAGCGCGTTTACACCTACCACCACGTTGAAGTCAGCATCAGTCAAAGCATCGCCAGCAAGACCGCCCAATATGGTGTTGTGTATTCCCGTAGTTATCGACGCACCTGCATTATTACCAACCGCGACTTGTTGGGAGTCTGTGGCTGTAGTGAAGTTTTGGGCATCTAAAGCGCCCACACCAATGGCGATTGATTTAGAACCTAACGTGTCAGATGTCAGCGCACCGTAACCGATGGCGATATTTCTTGTCCCTTCTGTAATCTGATCTGCTGCCAGACCACCCAAGAGGGTGTTAAAAGTTCCCGTGGTTATAGCACCACCTGCCTCATAACCTATGCCGATATTGTAAGCGTTGGTGTCCGTCGTAAAGTCTTGAGCATCTAAAGCGGCGTATCCGATAGCGACACTTCGAGCGCCTTGAGTATTCGTCAACAACGCATCAACGCCGATGGCTACGTTGCGATCCCCAGAAGTCGTGGCCTCTAGTGCATTGAGTCCTATGCCAATGTTGTTTGAAGAAGTCGTAGCTGTTTTGAGGCTGTCCTCCCCAATTGCAATATTGTTATCACCAGTGGTAACTGCACCGCCAGCATCTCGACCGATGAACACGTTGTTATTACCGCCGCTTTGAATGGCGTCACCCGCGTTCAAACCAATCCGAATATTGTCACTACCTGCGGTTGCGGTGATAAGATCCGCGCCTGTGCCAATCTGTACTTGATCGTTTCCAGCATCGACCTTTAGAGCATCTGTCACTCCGTTACTTTCAACGCGAAAATCTAGGTCTGCACTACCCTCGTTGAAGACTGCCTCGGTGCTGTTGAGGTTGAGTCGAGCGGTGTCCGAACCGCCTACAATAGTGCGTAATACAAGAAGACCATCTTCTGTTCCATCCGTTACATCAGATGCCTCTGCTTTGATTGTTGCGTAGACCGTGAGATTGCTCCCATCGTCCTCGCCTTGAAATTGAATTGCCCCTAGTGCATCACCGTCCGCTGGGCTACTTGAATCGCGGTGCAAATCTAAACCTGGCCCCACGTTAGCATCTGCGTCTGTTGACTTAAGTGTCAAAGCCGCTGTATTACCATCTACCTCACTAGTCAGACCATTGACATGCAGATCAGTAAACGCATCGACCATCTTTGCGCCAGAGCCTGCGCCATCAGAGTAAATGGCTTTGACTTGACCATTACGGATTGTGACCGTGGCACCGCTGCCTTGCTTGATGATGATGCTATACGGGCCAGATGAACCTGAATCTGTCGTTGCATTTTCTATGAACCACAACTTAGAAACAGTATTCGGCCCTATAGTGACGGTGCAATCGCTATCAAGAGCGCCAGTGTATTTAAGAAACATGCTCCTGCCGGGATCAGTAGACCCATCGGCAATAGTAGTAGTGTGGGTATCAGCATTAGTCGTAATAGCTTCCGTACCAAAGCTGAATGCCTCTGCAATTAGCTCTAAATTTGTATTGGTACTGGTTCCCCAGGTGCCTGCCTCGTCGCCAGTGGCAATCTCTTTCAGGCGTAGATCGTTAACATAAGTTGCCATCTATCTTCTCCGAATTTTCGCTTTAGGCTTAGGCTTCTTCATCGAAGCAACATGTTTCTTCAAGACTGCTGCTTGTTTTTTATGAGCCTTAGATGCTTTCTCTAAGCTCTTAACTATTTTCTTAACCTTACGCACCATCAAGCAACCTCTTCCCAGTTTGGAGTTTGACTGTCTGTCACAGCAGTCCAACTCGGTGTCTGACTATCGCTTATACTACTCCAATTCGGGTCTTGGCCATCATTTATGATGCCATAAACAAGGAAGTATCCTATCGCCCCCGTTCCCGAAACACCCGTGACAGATACGTTTGCATCTGCTGCAACGGTAACGTTTCCAACATCTGATTCACCTTGCACTCCAGTGACAGAAACATTTGCCGTGCCCGTGACCGTAACTGAACCAACCGCTCCAGTGCCAGCATTCCCAGTAACAGAAACATTCGCATCAGCGGATACAGTAACCGTTCCGACAGATCCAGTGCCTGCCACGCCTGTGACAGATACATCAACACCCGTCCCTTGGACGATGGTGACTGACCCGATTGCCCCTGTGCCAGAAACGCCTGTGACAGAAACATTTGCGTCTGCGCTGACTGTGACTGTTGTGACGGCACCAGTGCCTGCAACACCCGTAACTTCAACAGGTATCGCTTCATTCCAAGCGCCTTGGCCCCAAGTGCCTCTGCCCCAACCTGTAACATTTGCCACACGTTATACTCTACTGATTATGGCGACGATCTTTCTGTTGTTTTAGCCATCGCTGATACTGCTTTTTGGTCATGCGTTTCTGCTGAACCTGCCTGGCCACAACATCCTAAGCAATGCGAATAATCGCGTTAGATGCATCAGCTGCAGGAAACTGAATCGTAAAGTCACCAGAGCTAGATGTTTTATCTGCGCCAAAATCTAGTGCACAAACAGCTGGATCACCAGAAGCACTGTCATTAAAGATCAGTGCACCTCGTGCAGTCAGGCTGCTAGAAGAAAACGTTAAATCAGAGAAGTCTGTTATTGCGGTGGTCCCATCATTGCTAGGGTCAACGCGAGTCAGTGATGCACCTTTGGCGGTATACCCAGTACCTGATATTTCATTCGATGTGGTATACGCCGTAGTGCTTGCGCCCAGAGAAGCAGAGCTTGTGTATAGCGCAAGATTGAACGTGCTTCCGCCTGTATTTTTAAAATTATGAACCGCCTCTAAAAGCTCTTTCTTAAAGGTTGTGCACATTGCTGTTGTTATAGCCATTACAAACTCCTGATTATGTTTGCCATGTCAGCATGGCCCTGTCTTTCTAACTCTGCGATTAAAGTTGTTCTATCGCTTTTGATAGCCTCTTTGATGTAGAACTCTACAGTTTTCTCCACAGACTGCTTGAAAGCTTCTGCTTGTTGAGCAATCAAAGGATGGCAGTTTCCGCCAACGCTAACAATCCTGTCTGCCGCAGCCTTTGCCCAAAACTCTGGATCGTGTCCTTTGTCTTGAGTTGTTGATACTAAAACGCTGCCTACCTCAAGAGTAGATGCTTCAAACAAAGACAATCTTAACTCCTGGCAATGTCATATCTGTATTCGTCTTTTGCTCCGTAGCCTTCGCCAAGGCGCTTGAGCGCAGTCATAGCAAGAACAAATCTTTGTTCATACTGAGCAGCCTCTTCAGGTATCTTCAAGAAAGTAGCTGCCTCGACAAGAGTGCCATACAAGAGTGCGTCAGGAGCATTATCTGATAGCCAGGTTTTGTCTGTCCCAGACGTAGATGTCAGTGATGCTGGCCGATACTTGTAGTGAAGCTCAAACGAGTAATCAGATGCAGGAGTAGGCGCCAGGATGAACGTGTTGTCATCAAACAAAGCGTAATACTTTGTTTCGCCGGTTGTTGATGCGTTAGGCGTGTAGTCTCTTATAAACGTGACATGCTTAAAAAGCGGATAGGTGTAAACGCTGTTTACAATCAAAGCTAGGCTGTATGTAGCTAAAAAGTCCGATGGTGTTGCAAGGTATTGAAAGCCTGTTGTTGCGTTACCTGTGACATTCTTCCTGAACACAGGTAGCTCTACATTCTTCAATATGCGCTCTTCGGCCTCTTGAATGAAAGTATCAAGCTCAGCTACAAAAGTAGTCTCTGAAGTCTCGCAATAATCTTGAACCGTAGATTTCAGTGTTGCTAATGTAAAACTCATGTTGTCACCACCGTTACTGTCCCAACA